TTGTAGATGATTCATTCTATAATGTATTACTTCAGGTTTTAAATAGTGAACGTATTTTATTAAACAATTCACCAGTAATTTGTAAGACAAAAAGCATTGAGAAGAAAGAGCAAATAAATAGTAAAATGAATAACTACGAGTTTGAGTTTATCTATGCTTACGACACTATAAATTCAGTTATCTAATGAATAGAAAAATTCAAATATACATTGAGGGTAAATTATTGGAGTTATTCAATGATGAAAATATTGAGGTCACAAGTTCGGTTCAAAACATTACGGATATTTCACAAATATTTAATGACTTTTCGCAGTCTTTTACCGTTCCAGCTTCAACTAATAACAACCGTATTTTTCAACACTTCTACAATTCAGAGGTGCAAGGTACTTTAGATTTTCAAGTAAGACGTTCAGCAAAGATTGAAATTGATTTAACACACTTTCGTTATGGTAGAATTCAATTAGAAAAGTCTAATCTTAAAATGGGTTCGGTTGAGTCTTACACAATTACTTTCTATGGTTCTGTTCGTTCATTAAAAGATTTAATCGGAGAGGGTTTAATAAGTGATTTAGATTTAAGTGCTTACACACACGCATACGATGGAACGCAAATTTACAATAGAATAATCGGTACTACTAATTACGATATTCGTTATCCATTAATTTCTTCAGAACGTGTTTGGGATTACGCTGGAGCAGTACCCGCTAATAATATAAATGTAACAGCGGGTCGTATTGATTATAGAGAATTATTTCCAGCGATTAAAGTTGCTAGAATATTTGATGCGATTGAAAATGATTATAACATTTCATTTGTAGGTAATTACTTAACAGATGGTCGATTTACTAATCTATTTTTATGGGCTAAAAATTCACTTGAATATAATTTTACAACAGTTCCGACTAAATTTAATTATATTACTACGAATAACACAACAGCTTTTAATATAACTACTGATAAACTTACTTACGGTTATGTTTCAGGGCTTTCAGGAGTACCACCTTTAAACAGTGTTAACCACAAAGTTTACGTAACTGTTTATAGTGTTTCAAATACTTCAATTCCTTATTACATTGATGTTTATGTAAACGGTGCTTTATTTACAACTGTAAACGGATTAGGCAACCAAACTTATACAATATTTAACGACGTAAATGTAGTTGGTTTAAGTAAAGTTGTTGAGTTTAAATTACGTGCTGATGCTACACTAAGTTTTAAAGCTAATACTTACTATGATTTATCTTATACTTATTTTAATTCGGGTGTTTTAGAAACTGGTTTAATTCAGTCATTCGCTTACGCATCTACATTAATGACAACTTCAGGAAATGTAAATATTTCACAGACTTTGCCTGAAATGAAGATAATGGATTTCTTCAGAGATGTTTTAAAAGAAGCAAATTTAACTTGTTATCCATTAAGCGACACTGTATTTCAGATTGAGCCATTAGAAGACTTCTACAATAAAGGTCGTATTATTGATATTACAACTTATACAGATGTAGATAGTATTGATGTGGAACGTGTTAAACTTTATAAAAAGATAGCTTTCAATCGTGAAGAAAGTAAATCTTTTTTAAATGTTAAGTTCAAAGAATTAAACAATTATGAGTACGGCGATTTAAGTTATCAATTTCCTTACGATGGCGACGAGTTGAATATAAAAGTAGGATTTGAAAATATTTTATTTCAGCAATTCACCGGCACTAATTTACAAGTTGGTTATGCTTTGGAGTCAGCACCGGATTATAAACCCTATACACCTAAGCCAGTATTGTTATACTTATACAAGCAAACCACGTGTTCAGCTTTTAAGTTTTACGATGGAAGTGCAGAACAAAATATTAATTCATATTTGCCACTTGGTCAAGATGTGTACTGGAATTTGAATACATGGTCTTTGAATTTTGGAAACGATATAAGTAGTTTACTTTTAACTCCAATCAATAACGGATTATTTAACACTTACTTTTTTCCTTACTTAAATAGTCTTTATAATAAAAACAATCGATTAGTTTATGTTAAAACAAATTTACCGATTAGCTTACTTACTACTTTAAAACTAAATGATAGGTTAATAATTCGTGATAAAAGATACATTATCAACGAAATGAAAAGCAACTTAACTACAGGAGTTGTAAACTTAGTTTTATTATTAGACTTTAGACCTGTTCGAGTTGGTAGAATTATTAAAGTTCCAACGGGTGGTGGTGTTATTAAGTTTAGTGTACCATTACCAAACGGAGTTGAAAAGGCTGAAATAGATTTAGGAGCGAGTGGAATAACTGCGAGTCCTGACACGTTCACAAGTGATGGATATTCTGATTTAACAATTCCAATTGGTTCAAATCCTAAATTTATTCGTATTACTGAAGATGGATTAACTAGAGTTACTGAGGATATTATTACAAGAAGAAGTGAACAAGGAGAAGATGCGAGTTATTACATTACGATAACTTACACCTATACAAACGGAGACACTGAAGACGAATACATTTTAATTCAAGAAGAAGAAGAATGATAGGAACTATTTTGGAATTATTACGAGTTAAGGAATTTAATAGTAATAGTGAAGCGATTCAAATTGCTAAAGGTAAATATGAATTAACTTATGACTTTAAAAAAGTTGTGAGACAAACTAAAATGAAATGGCAGAAAAGAAAGTAATATCTATCGAGATACAATCTAACTTAGATAAGTTAAGTTTAGAATTAAAAAAGGCTAATGAACAGTTGTCTAAATTAGCAAATTCGCAAGGTGAAAAATCAGAACAAACAATACAACAGGCTAAAAAGGTAATTGAAATTCAGGAGAAATTAAAAGAAACTGAATCAATATTAGATAAGCAAAAAAGTATTGAAAAAACTACTAAATCATTAGGCGGTTTATCTTCAACTATTGGGACTTTAAGTGGTGCATTTAACACGCTTGGAATTGATGTTTCAGGTGTTCAAGGTGCTTTAGATAATTTAGATGCGGTAAAAAGCACACTTGGAAATAAAAAAGAAATTGAAGAGTTTTCAAATACATTTGTTACATTAAAAGATAAGGCTGTTACTTCTTTTAAAGGAATGTCGAACGCTTCAAAGGCTTTTATAGCAACTGGTATTGGTTTGATTATTACGGCTATTGCAACTGCTATCGCTTACAGTGATGAGTTAGGACAATTTTGGGATGAGTTAACAGGTAAATCTAGCAACTTACGAATAGCACAAGAAGCATTAAACGAAACTGTACAAGATTATAACAAAGGCGCGCAAGAAGCAATCACAAAAGTAAACAAAGTAGGTTCGTCTTTTGAGTTAGCAAAGAAAGGAGTTATATCAAAAGAAGAGGCTTTAAAAACTTATAATGATACTTTAGGGGATTCACTCGGAAAAGCTACAAGTTACAATGAAGCCGAAAAGTTATTCAGAGACAAAACGGATGCGTATATTAAAGCAACGGCATTAAGAGCGCAAGCAAACGCACTTTTAAACAAAGCGGCAGAAGAACAAGCAAACGCATTAACGGCACAATTCGAAGACCAAACAAGCTTTAGTGATAAGTTATTAATATCTTTAAAAAGTGGTGGTAATATCGGCAAAAAGGAATTAAAAGAATTAGCAAAGGCACAAGCTGAAGGTGTTAAAGCAGAACAGGCAAACTCTGAAAAACGAGCTAAAATATTTCAAGATGAAGCGACTAAATTACTGGAGAAAGCTGAGAATTTAGATAAGTCAAATAATATTGAAACTGAATCGGATAACAAGAAAACAGAAACTTTAAAAAACAACAACGATAAACGTAAAAACGATTTAGATGAGTTATCAAAGTTTGAGCAAGAAATACATGATAAAAGACTTTCTCAATGGGAACAGGAAATTTTAGCCGTTCAAAGAAAGTATGATGAACAAATTGCAATAGCTAAAAAGTATGGAAAAGATTTAACTGTATTAGAAGAAGGTTTGCAGGCTGAAATTCAACTTATAAATAATAAGTATGTAGAAGAAGAAAGACAAGCAATCGAGGACATGAAAAACTCGAAGCAAAATAATAGACTTTCAGAGGTTGGCTTAGAGATGCAAAAAAACACAGCAATACTTGAAGCTAATAAAAAACGTATTGAAGAAGAAAAAGCATACGATGCTCAACAATTGGAACTTAAGAAACAAGTTGAACAGGCTAAACTTTCGTTCGTTACTGATGGACTTAATCTAATTTCAGAAATAAGCGATTTGTTTAGTGCTAAAAACGAAAAACAAGCACGTAGAGATTTTGCAATTAAAAAGGCTTTAGGAATAACACAAGCGACTATTTCAGCAATTGAGGGAACTCAAAACGCATTTACAACGGCTTCAGCTTCACCAATTACAAGTGTGTTTCCAGCTTATCCATTTATTCAGGCTGGAGTCGCTGGTGCGTTTGGAGCTGTTAAAGTTGCATCGATTGCTAAACAACAATTCGGGGGTTCGTCTAGTGTAAGTGCTTCAAGTGTTGGTGGTGGTGCTTCAACTTCTACAACTGGAGTTACAACAAGTAACCCAACGTTTAATGTTGTTGGTGGTGCTTCTACAAATCCACTTGCAAACTTAGCTCCTTTCAAAGCTTATGTTGTTTCGGGTGAAGTTACAACAGCGCAAGAGTTGGAGCGTAATATTATACAAAAAAGCGTTTTATAAGTTTTAAATTAAAATATACATTATGAAAAAATTAGAAGATATTGAGTTAACTATTTTAGACGAAAACGAACATGGAACGTTTGCAATTTCTTTGGTCAAAAGTCCAGCTATTCAAGATAATTTTATCTATTTATCTGAAACGGAAATTCATTTTAAAGTCACGAATGAAGAAAGACGTGAAGTAGTTGGTTACGCTTTAATTCCTGATAAAAAGATTTATCGAAACATGGGCGGAAAAGAATTTAATGTTTTCTTTTCGGCTGAAACGGTACGTAAAACTTCAGAGTTGTTTATGAAGTCTTTGCATTTAAACGACATTACAAGTGAACATGAGAAAGACGTGAAAGGCGTTTCTGTTATCGAGTCATGGATTACAGAAGATACTAAACACGACAAAATTAATCTTTACAACATTGAGCCAAAAGTTGGCGGGTGGGCTGTTAGGATGAAGATTTATAATGATGAGGAATGGCAAAAAGTTAAAGCTGGTGAATACTTAGGGTTTTCGATTGAGGCTCGTTATTCAGGTCTTGAAGATTATTTAGAGCAATCTAAACAAATTGATATTATTGAAGAGGTTACTAAAATTTTAAATAGTTAAACATGGAAAAGAAAACAACAAGTCCAAAAGGTGGAAAAAGAGCGTGTCTTTGCGAAGATGGAACGTACTCAAAAGAGTGTTGCAATGGTGAATTAGTTAACCAAGGAATTGGAAAAACTAATAACAACAATACTTATAATGTGGTCAATGAAAATGAAGTCAGAACAATTATAAGTATTAAATAAAAACAATACAAATTAATAACGAAAAGTTTTATAGTTATGGAAATTACAATTGAAAAAATAATTGGTTTTATTTCTGAGAAAAAGGAACAATTTAAACAATTCATAAAAATGAGTGAAATCAAATTAGAACAAATGAAGCTACAAGATGGTGTTACTGTTATTGAAGCTGACTTATTCGAAAGTGGTCAGCCTGTTTTTGTTGTTAATGGTGAGGATAAAATTCCAATTCCAGCTGGTGATTACATCTTAGAAGATGGGCGTTTGCTTGTGGTTTCACAAGAAGGTGTTATCGGAGAAATTAAAGATGCAAGTCAAGAAGAGGCAGTTTCTGAAGAGCAAGAAATGGAAAAGGAAACAGGCGCACCAGCACCAACTCCAACAGCGAAGAAAACTATCGAAAGTGTAGTTAAAGAAACGCATTTTTCTGCTGAAGATTATGAATCTTTGAAAGCTGAAAATATTTCTTTAAAAGAAGAAAATGAAAGATTGAAAGCTGAGAAAAATGAAAAAGTTGAACTTAAAACAGATTTAGTACCAGCTTCACAACCAATCACTTTCAATCCTGAATCGAAAAAAGCTGAAGTGAAAGAAGTAAAACTAAATCATTCAGTAAAAAACAATGTAGAACAATTACTTTATAAATAAAAACAAATGGCAACAACAACAACAATGACAACCACATACGCTGGTGAAAAGGCTGGAACGTATATTTCAGCTGCTTTGTTATCTGCTCCAACATTAGGACAAAATGCAGTAACAATTAAACCAAATGTTAAATACAAACAAGTAGTAAAAACACTAGGTTTTTCTGATGATTTAGTAGCAAATGCTTCTTGTGATTTTGCATCAACATCAACTGTCACATTAGCTGAACGTATTTTACAACCTAAAGAGTTACAAGTAAACTTAGAGATTTGTAAAACTCCATATCAATCTGATTGGGATGCAATTTCAATGGGGTATTCAGCACATGATAAACTACCTCCTGATTTCCAAACTTATTTAATCGGTGAAGTAGTTAAAAAAATCGCTGCTAAAACCGAGGTTGATATTTGGACTGGAGCAAATGCAACTGCTGGTTCTTTCTCTGGATTCTCAACATTAGTTTCTTTAGATGCAGCTTTACCAGCAGCACAAGAAGTAGCTGGAACAACTGTAACCGCAGCAAACGTAGTTACTGAATTGCGTAAAATGATTACAGCTTTACCTTCACGTTTATACGGTTACGATGGTTTACAAATTTATGTTTCACAAAATATTTATTTAGCTTACTTACAGTCTTTAGGTGGTTTCGGTGCTTCAGGATTGGGTGCTAATGGTTACGATGCTAAAGGTTCAATGTGGTACGCTGGACAACCGTTATTTATTGATGGTATCGCTATCTTCATGACAATGGGTATGGCTGCTAATACTGCTATGTTAACTTACAAAGAAAACTTGTGGTTTGGGACAGGATTATTGAACGACCATAACGAAGTTAAATTGATTGATATGGCTGACATCGATGGTTCTCAAAATGTTCGTTTTATTATGCGTTACACAGCGGGTACTCAGTACGGTTTCGCTGGTGATATTGTAACATACGGTATTACGAACGCTGCTAACTAATATTAGCAACAAATTCATTAAGGGTGGTGCAATAAACACCGCCCTTTTTTATTAATTATAAAAATTAGAAATTATGGCTTGTGATATAGCAAACGGAAGAAAGGAGCAGTGTAAAGATTCGGTTAGTGGATTAGATGCTATTTACTTCATTAATTTTGGGGATTACAACCCTGAAGTAGATGTTACTTATGATGTAACAAATACAGATTTAATTACAGAGATTGCAAATGTTACATCTTTGTATAAGTACGAATTGAAAGGTAACAATAGTTTTATTCAAAACGTAACTTCGAGCCGTGAAAATGGTACTACTTACATTGAGCAAGTGTTAACTGCTGAGTTGAAAAAAATGGATATTTCAATGCACAAAACATTTAAGTTGCTTGCATACGGACGTCCTAACATTGTTGTTAAAACACGTACAAATCAGTATTTTTTAGCTGGTTTAGAGCGTGGAATGGATTTGACTACTGGTTCAGTTGATACTGGTACAGCTTTAGGAGATTTCAACGGGTATAAATTAACGTTTACAGGAATGGAAAACATACCTGCTAACTTCTTAGATTGTACATCTGATGCAACTTTGATAAGCGGAGTGTTTACAGCTGCTACTATTGTAACGGTTTAATATTTACTACTACAAACAGAAAAGCCCTTGAAATAAATCAAGGGCTTTTTCATGCTTAAAATCACTATTAAATCTATTATGCTGTTCCGAGCTTACCTAATGACTTACCACTTATGATAATTCAAATATACTTTTTTAATCCAATACAAACAAAACTAATTGTGATGAACGGTGAATTTTTAGTTTAAATGGAAAAAATACAAATAATTCGTTTCAAGTTATATTAATATGATAGTTTTAACGACATCGACAACAATGCAAGAGTTCAAAGTAACACCTCGTGGCGGGTTCTTTGACACACTTGTTATATTGGATGAGCTTGAAGGTGTAGAAACAACTATTCCAATTTTATCGAGTACAGAATTTGAATATTACTATACGATTCAAGCTGAATTTGAATTAAAAGAAAATAGATTTTATGTATTAAAACTATACAGCGGTTCTAATTTGTTGTTTTATGATAAGATATACTGCACAGACCAAACACCACAAGATTACAAAATATTAAAGGACGAATTTATAGAGCCTTCAACAGATAACGAATTTATTTTCTATGAGTAATAGTAACGTTCATGTTTTTAATTTAAGTGAGTACAAGTCTCCTGAAATTGTAGAAGACCGTTCTAAAGAATGGGTAACATACGGTAAAGACGACAAACACTATGATTATTTAATAGATAATTATAACTACTCAACAACTAATAAAACTTTAATTAACGCAATCAGTAAAATGATTTACGGTAAAGGTTTAGGAGTTATTAGAGCGAGTTTAAAGCCAATGGAATACGCTCAAATAATGTCTATATTACCAAAGAAAGACGTTAAAAGGAATTGTTTTGATTTTTACGCTTTTGGTGGTACTATGTTACAGATTCTTTATACTGAGGATAGAAAAAACGTAGCTAAAATATTGCATAGTCCAGTAAATTTGTGGAGACCAGCAAAATGTAACGAAAAAGGAGAGATTACAGACTACTTTTATTGTG